TAATGGAGACATGGGTGACTTTGCTTCCTTTTGTCAAGGGTTTGACAGCCTGTTCGATAGACTTCAGTCAGCATCGAAGAAACCTCTTCCGGAATGGAAGTATGTTTCGGGGATGAAGACTTTAATCTCATCGGCAGGCGCTAATTCTGGCCAGGCTATGTCTTCTATCAGATGGGATCTTCTCGCTTGGGATAACGCGTCGCGTCATCTCCCGCTTGAATGGTTCCAAATGTGGAAGGATAGTCGGGCAGAACAGCTCGTCTTACTCTTAACAAGAGAGGCTAAGGATTGGTTCCCTCGGAGAGAGACCATGCTAAAGATTCCTGTACCAATGCCCTACACGGAGAATGACAAAAAGGAGCCTACCATATTTGGTAAGCTCCCTAAGTTAATCGCCCGGATAGGAAAAATGGATGAGGATGGCGAAATTGAGCCATGGACCTTCGATGAGAAGGCCATGGAACAGTTCCGTTCCCTGTATTTAGACTTCGTTAAGAAGACTAAACCAGGGTCTTTAGTGCACGAACGTTCCAAAAAGGTCGCATCTACTGACCCGCAATTACAATTGCCGGGTTGGCAGATACGTGACTGGATTGAAGCGTTCAGGCATAATGGTCTTTATCCGTTGAAACACTCTTGGACAACCCCGATAGTGGGAAGGCTCCACTCCATTCCAGAGCCCGCGGGGAAGGTAAGGGTAGTAGCAATTGGAGATTATTTTTCACAAGTGGCTTTAAAACCACTTCATGAATATATTTTCTCTCTCTTGCGACTAATTCCTACCGACGCCACTTTCGACCAGCAGGGGGCTGTTGATGCCTTTGCCGCTCAGGGTCATCAAGAGATTTTCTCTTATGACCTAAAAGCAGCGACTGATCTGATTCCTTCCCAGCTCTATGTTGAGGTTTTAATACCTCTAATAGGGAGGAAAGGGGCAGATCTTTGGCACAGCCTCATGAAGGATCGTGAGTGGCTTACCCCTAAGGATTTCCGAAAGGAGGGTGGAGCTTCTTTTGTGAAGTACACACGCGGACAGCCTATGGGTCTACTCTCGAGCTGGGCAGCGCTGGCTCTAGTGCACCACGCTCTCGTTCAGTTTGCTGCAAAGCAAGCTGGCGAGGTCGGTTGGTTCACTAAGTACTTAGTACTCGGTGATGACGTAGTTATTGCCGATGCTAAGGTAGCGGAGTCCTATCTCGCAGTTTGTGAGCACTTCGGCATTACCGTCGGATTAGCAAAATCACTTGTCTCTAAAAAGGGACTTATGAACTTTGCTAGTCAGACACTTCTTGGTAACAAGAATCTATCCCCCGTTTCTCTCGGTGAAGAGCTTGTTGCTCTTAACTGGGATCGACGGAAGGAGATGGCACGTCGAATTTGCCACAGATACGTGGGAAAGGACTTCTCTGACAGCGACTTCCTCAGAAGGGTACTGACAAC